ATGAATAAAATCAAAAATATATTATCATCTAGAAGAATTAAAGGTTTGTTCGCTTCGATTGTTGAGAACGGATCAATGATCAGCCTTGTTGGAACTTGGAGACCTGTAAAAGAAGGGATGTCGACCCTCGGTCTGGAAACAAAAACTGTTTCCAGACGGGGGGGGGACGTCCTATTTTATAGGTATCCTGGTCTAACAGACTTGGTGAATGGATTCGGATGGAGAGTTCTCTCTTTCTGTTTCCCTAACCGAGTAAAATTTACTCGAAGGTTGTTACAGTTGTACAAATTCAGTAATTATATTTACTTAATGTACAAGCATCACGGATCAACGCAAGCCGTTGGGTTCCTGAAGGCTGCTCAACTAGCAGTGCAAAAGTCAATTGCGAAGGATAAAATTGACAATCTTAGACAATTAGACGCTAGTTTGTTTAAAAGCAAACTAACGGGTTATGGTCTGCCCACAATCATTCCTTCTAGAGATAGAAAGATGATTGCGGCTGGATCTACCCCCATCATACGATGGTGGCTAACCCTTTTCAGTGTATACCGAGTAATCAGTATTCCTGGAAAGTTGAAATTGCTTACTATTGTTCAGGCTTCAACTGTATCGAGTTCGATTGCGAACATCGCTGAACTATTCTCAGAATTTTTACGTTCTGGCTTAGTTTGGCGCATGTTCGATAAGAGAATCCTCTACAGGGAAGCGAGATTCCAGTGGCTGGAAACAGCCAGTCCAACTCACAAAGTGAGTTGGAAGGGAATCTATTCTAATCCTAAGCTATTGGATTTGCTGGGTCTTTCAGACCCATTAAGACAAATTTTGATCTTGCTTGATCAGAAGAAACTTCTGCTCTTGTTTGATATTCTAGTGGACCTTGACTTAACAAAGGAGAGGCTGAATCCCATTCCGGAATTTATTCCGGGAGAGGGTCGGTACTCTGATGCTAAGTGTGGCTGGCCGAAAGGCAGCTACGTGGGTAAACTGTCGATCAAAGAAGAAGCAGCTGGAAAACTAAGGGTATTTGCCCTAGTGGATGTATGGACACAGAATGTACTGAAACCAGTGCATGATATGCTTTTTACATTCCTTAAATCGTTACCGAATGATGGTACATTTGACCAACACGCCTCTGAAATGAGGGCGAGAGAGAAAGCAATGAAATGCGGTCACTCTTTTGGTTACGATCTAACAGCTGCAACAGACAGACTTCCAATCGAGCTTCAGATTAAGATCCTTAATCTGTTGGTTCCTACTCTTGGGGACCATTGGAAGAAACTTCTAGTAGACAGAGATTATTATCTCTATCTACCGGACGCTTTTCAGAGGGAGATTGCTCTAGAGAAAGGTCCCGTTCCCAACACCTATGATATAGGTGGGGGGGACGCGATCCCTATCTATTACGATCTCAAAGGCCAGGCATGGGTGGTACTGCGTTACGCAGTGGGCCAGCCCATGGGGGCACTTTCTTCTTGGGCAATGCTAGCGGTGACGCACCACTACATTCTCCAATTAGCCTATAGAAGAGCAAGGTCAATTCCAAACGGTGTTCCTTTTACTCTAGAGACCTGGTACTCAAATTATGAGTTGCTTGGTGACGATATCATTATCTTTGATAAGGATATTGCCGCCGAGTACCTTGTGGTGATGGCTGAGCTGGGGGTGCCTATTAACGTAACCAAATCGGTTGTCGCAACAGTACCCGTAACTGAGTTCGCCAAAGTGACCAGTCTCTACGGTAAAAATGTTTCCGCGTTGAGTTGGAAAATGTTCATGTCTGGGAATAGTCTGATGGGAAGGGTGAATATTGCTTTTATGCTACTCTCAAAAGGAGTGGTATCTAAGAATATTATACCCTGGCTCGAAAGGAGCCTTGCCTTGTCTCCTTGGAAACCAGGTAATCCGACAGCCAGTTATGTCGCTTTATGGACTATGCTT